AACAACAATTGGCTTTTATGTTAAAAACTGTACTTTTAATAAAATAGATTCAATTGAAAGTTTAATTTCATCTACTTTAAGATTAACTGCAGATACAATTAGTGAAAAAAATATTAAAAAATATTTAGATAATGTTATTGAAATAAGTAATATAGATTTTAATGTTTCAAATTTTGATATAAATTTGGAACAAAAATTAAAAATTTTAGAATTAGGTTATAATTCTACAGAAATATTTTTAAGAAGGAGCCCATTCATTAAAAGTTTTATTTGAATAATCATCTGGTTTCCTTGAACTAAATTGTGTTGTTTGATTTTTATATTCTTTCATTCTTTCTGCAATAGTTTTTTCTTTATATTCTGAATTAATTTTTTGCATTTTAAATGCCATATCTAAACTTGTATAAGAACCAGTTGATACAGAATCTTCTGCATATAGACTTGAATAATCATTTATAGTTGCCAGACCGTCATTTGGTTGATAAGTTCCTAAATTTGTATTATGATTTGAAACTATAAGTTGTTCATTAAATACACCTGTTTCTCTTTTACTTTCAAATTTATTATTAAAATCTTTTGTATTAGCTATTCTTTCTTGAGGAATAGAAATTTGTGAATTTCTATTTTTCTTAATACTTTCATATTTTGACATTGTATTTAAATTATCATTATTTGCAACAACACCATGTTTTTTATTTTTTTCTTCAATAATATTTAAAAATGTCTTCTCCGCTTCTTCTTTTACTGGAAAATATTTTTCTATATCAACTTTTTGATTTGTAAAATTACTTTTTAAATCTAAAAAAGAATCTTTTTTTGTAGAATCTTCTAAGAAATCATCATAATTTTTTCTGGATTTAGGATTACTTAAAATATCTTTTGCTTTATATAAATGATCTAATATTTCATCACTCGCATCTTTATTTTTATCAGGATGTAGTTCTAAAACTAATTTTTTAATAGTTTTTTTAATACGATTTTCAGAGGCATCTTTAGTTAATCCTAAAAGTTCGTATAAATTATATTTTAAATCATCAAAATTAGTAATTACTGAATTTGACATTATTATATTATATATAAAATTATTTTTTAAAACACGATTATTATTTTAATATGTATATATTAAAATAATTAAATTAAAGTCCTTTTACAGTTTCTACTAAATCCTTAGAATCTCTGGGACCTTTATAAACTCCTCTTTTGCCATCTGTTTCAATTATAACTGTGGGAAATCCGGCAACTTCATATTCTTTGCATAAAAAGTCATTTGCGGGATTATCACATTTGACATCGTAAGCTTGTACATGGCTTAAATCTCCTTTGGATTTAATTTCATTTTCGAATTTTTTCCATTCAGGTTGGAAGCGAACTGACCAACCACACCAAGATGTATTAAAGTTATAAACTTTAACTTTTTCTGCATCGGAAGATGCACCTTTGCTTTCAAAACCTTCGAAAGAATCTGAAGATTGCGAATAAGTAGTTATTAAAAATACTACAACTACAAGTGCGATTAAAAGCCAACTGTAAACAGGTAAACTATAAATTCTATCGTTTAGACTAATCATTATATTAATTTAGATTAAAATTTTTTTTATAAAAATATTTAGTTTTTTAAATTTTATTTCTAAACATTAGTATATATAAATGTCAAGTTTAACAAGTTTAAGAAATGCTTTAAGCAGTCAAGATGAAAATCAAATTAGAAGTGCTTTATCTGCATATTTAAAAGAAGATTATAATAATGATCCTAATACAAGTGTATGGACTCAACCTGAACCTATTAATCAACAATGTGGTATTGAAGGAGTTGATGCAAGCGTATGTGCCGAAATAATTAGTGATTGTTTAGCTGGAGATAGTACTAAATGTACAAATACTTTACAACGAATAGTAGCTTCCGGTAAATTAGCCGGTGGTATTAAAAACATGAATGGTGAAATGGCAAGAAAAATTATCAACATTTTAGGTATTAGATCAAACTCTAGTAGCCCTATCCAAGATTGGATTAATAGCTTGGGATCTGCAGGTCAAGATATTGCTAACAACGGACCTTTAATGACAATTATTTCTAGTTTTGTAACCTATGCTCAAAATCCTCTTACCCCTACATCTTCATTAAACTTTTCTAGAAATAGAGTTGCTTTACTAGCCTCTCCAGGTATTCCTGTAAGAATACCTAGATTTGTAGCTTCAGGAGGAGCTGGACAAACAGGTGGTTCTATAAGTACATTTAATACTTATCAACAATATGCTGATTCTTTAAGAACATATGTATCTATGCAAAATGGAGGAAATCCTCATCACACAAAAGTTTATGATGAATTTTCTAGTATGTACAATTCATTTGTAGATAGTTTAAAGAATAAAGGTAAAAAAATTGACGACAATGATGATGCTACAATCAGAAGAACATTAGATGAACTTAGATCTGTTGAAACTAAATTAGGTAAAGTAGTTTCTTATATTTCTAAATATGAAGACCTCCAAAGAGTACCTGAATTTAAAGATGAATTAGCTAAAAATCCTGTAACTGTAGACTTATTAGCTGAATTAAATAGAAAGTATAGTGAATTGAAAGCTAAACATCAATCTAAATCTGCTAGATTTATTTCTTGGACAGATGCATTAAATAAAATTATGGAACAAGAAGGTGAAATTAATGAATTAAAAGCTAGAGTAGGAGCACCTGCAGAAAGAGCTTCTAGTGGTCCCGCACCAATGTTTCCACCTGTAAGTGCATCTGTATCTGCACCTGCATCTGTAACTGGAGCTTCTGCAATGTTTCCTGCATCTGCACCTGCACCTGCACCTGCATCTGCATCTGCACCTGCATCTGGAAATGCCGCTGCACCTACAGGCTCTACCATAAACAAATATTATTCTTATTAAATAAAATAATCTAAAGTAACTTTTTCAAACTTATATTAATATGGCATTAGGACTATTAATATTAGTTTCTGTTGGTAAAGAAAACATTTACCTTTCTTCAGATCCTGACATAACATTTTTTAAAATAGCACATAAAAGACATACTAATTTTTCTACTGAAACTATAGCACAATATTTCAAAGCTACTCCAGATTTTAGCAGAAAAGTAACAGTAAATTTATCCAAAAATGCTGATTTACTTGGACCAATAATATTATATGTAGAATTACCTGATATAATTAAAGAAAATAGTTCTGTTTTACCTACCGGAATTAAAAATTTTGCTTGGGTTAAAAAAATTGGTTTAGCTTTATTAAGTTATGTAGATTTGGAAATTGGAGGAATCTTAGTAGATAGACAATATGGAGACTATCTCAATATTTGGTATGAATTAACTTTAAATTTAGGTAGAAAAATTGGTTTTAATAATATGATTGGAAATGTTGAAGTTTTAACTAATTTTTCAAATGGAAAACCAACCTATTCCCTTTATATTCCCTTGAATTTTTGGTTTTGTCAGGATTCTGGATTAAGTTTACCAATTGTTTCCATGATTCATAATGATATAAAAATACATGTTCAATTTAATGATTTTAATAAATGCTATTTAGAAACACCAACTAACTATATTAAAACTAGTGAAGCATTTAGCTTATTTAAAAAAGGAGAAATTATCAGACAAAATGTAGCAGGTGTAACTGCTATTGGAAGATTTATTTATTTTGATACTCTAACAAATAATATGTATTATGATAAAATAAGTGGTAATTTTAGTATACCTACTACTGATAATGATTTAAATTATATTATAACTGGAGACAACTCAAAATTTGTACAAAATTTATTGTCAACTTCCATTGTTGTTACTGATGAAGACTATTTTAGATTTAATACCCCAACAATACAAGATGCATATTTATTAGTAGATTATATTTACTTAGATAATTCCGAAAGGTTCCTTTTCATAAACAATACTCATGAATATATTGTACCTGTTATTCAAAATATTCAACCTCAAACATTTTATTCTACTAATATTTCTTACAAAATTCCTTTTTATAATCCAGTTAAAATTATATTTTGGAGAGCCCAACTCGTTTCTAATTATAAATCAAACGATTTATTTAACTATACTTTATACCCCGTTTCAACAACTATTAATAAAATAATTTCACAAGAATATATCGTATTAAATTCAATTAATAGAATTGAAATAGGTATTCCTGAATATTATAATCTAGTCCAAATTTATCAAAATAAATTTACCTCTTCTCCAGAAGGATTTCACATGTATTCTTTTTGTATTAATCCTTTAGATTATCAACCTTCTGGAACTTTAAATTTTAGTAAAATAGATGATGCTTATTTATCTATCAATTTTAATAAATTAGTAAATTATCAAAATCCAGCTATAGTTACTGCTTATGGAATTCAATTAAATATTTTTCGAGTAATTAATGGATTAGGAGCTTTGGGGTATTATGTCTAATATAGAATTTTTTGCTATTTCATAAAGACATTTTTCTATCAATGATTTTTCTTTTGGAGGAATCCATGATAGATAACCTGCAATTTTATATGAATTTTCTGATTCATAGTTTAAAGCATATTCTTCATTAAAATCTTTGTTTGTTAATTCTTTGTATTCTTTTAATAATTTATCAACTTCATCTTGATAAATCATATGAATTTTTTTATATGTTTCATAGTTAATTGTACCTATTGTATAACAATACTGTTCTGAGTTGCCATATTCTTTATGAATATACTTGATATTATCAGTTATATTAATTTTTTTTTCATTAATAAATTTATTATAGGGTAATTTTTTTAATATTCTTTCATAAGTTGGAAAATTTCCACGGTAAGTTTGATAAAAAGTTGGCTTAGCATAATTCATTAAAACAATTCTTTCATTAGCAATTTTTTTAGTAACATTTATATAAAGATTATCATTAGATAAAATTTCTTTATATAATTGTAATATTTTTGACTTTATTTCTTCAGACATAAAAATATTAATTTGATTAATAATTTTTAATTAATTCAATTTTTATAAAATTTAGTCAAAAAAAGCAAGCGCTCCCATACCACTCATGAGTCTTAATATTTGATATTCTCTAACAGTGCTTTTTAATAAAAATGGATCTTTGGTTACATTATCAGGACATGTTAAATTGATAACTATATCGTCCAATGTTGAAAAGTTTACATGACCTGATGGCTGTTTTTCTAAAGGATATAGTGAGAAACAATATGAATAATAACCATTATCTACCGATGTTTTATATCTTTCATATGGTACTACTAAATTAAAATATGAACCAGGTAATTGTACAAAGAAATCATGACCACTACTTTGAATATTCATAGAAGAAATTGGACTTATACTTGTAGCTATTTTAGTATTTACATACATTTTATTATAATAGGTTTCCAAATTTAAAGCTCTTTTTTGTAATGAAGGTAAATTCATTTGGTACTTGCTATCTAAATATAAAGTATAAACTCGATCATATAAAACTAATACTGGTGAATTCATAAAATATACATACCTTTCTGCATTGTTTGCAATGTCGAAATTAGCTTGTTTAATATAATCAAAATCAGTTGCATATCTTTTATTAATTTTATCTGTATAAACACCTATTTTTAAAAATTCTTTGTATAACTCTAATATATTAAGATAACTTTTTAAATATTTGTCTCTTTTAATTGTATAATTATAATAACTATTTTCTTTACTAGAAATAACCTCAGAAATAAAGAATACATCTTTAACCATATTTTTAAATTTCATTCTTGCTAAAGCAGAACTTGTGCTAATTAATGTATCTGGATAAGTTTTAAATCTTTCTATTATATATTCATGTTGAGTATTTCCAAATAATTCTCTTTCGGGTGAATCTAATAAGATTCCATCAATATTAACTTGTATATTTATTTCGGGAATTGATTCAAATACATAATTTTTATTTGTTAATAAACTTGCCAAATTATTAATTTTAAATCTTAATGAAACTAATGTATAATTTAAACAAATTAAAGGTAAATAATGAGTTGAATCTCCTTGAAACCAAAATTCTAATGGAATATTAAAGCGCATTTTACCCTCGTGGTCATAAGGCTTAATAAACTTATCAAGTTGATTTCTTTTATTTGGATCTTTAAAAAATTGGTACTGAATTTCCATTGTGTCTTTATTTAGTTGTTCTACTAATTGATCACCAATGTAAAATTCAACATATTCAAAAAACTTTCTATATAAATCAGAAGCAAAAATAGCTTGTTCATAAATTACATTAGTACTAGTATCTATTACTATTTGGTTTGATAAATTTTGAGATGGACTAATTGTTTCATCAGAATATTTTTCTATTAATTTAAACTTTGCAAATTTACTAATTACATAAAATTTATTTATTGAACTTAAATTAAAATTAAATTTATCTAGGAAATTAAATGTTTGTTCTCTGATAAAAATATAGTAATTTCCTAAACTTATCTTTTTATACAAGGTAAATGGTAGATAACTTGGTTGTACCATAGTATAAGATTCTAAGAAATATGTTTGTTGAGTTTCACTTAGTAAAATTGAATTGATATTTTCCAAAATTTCATTAGTTACTATATATAAATTATTGTTGTAAGTTGGTTTAATAAAAATAACATAAACAGAATTTAAATCTACACTAGAATTCAATGTCCAACTTGTACCATTTGTACTAGATATTAAACCATCGCCTCCAATCATCCAATTTTTACCATTCCACTTGATAGTATTAAATATAGTTAATAGTGTCGTTGCATTTTCATTTGGAATATCGTTCCAAGTAATAAAATCAGTACTAATTTTAATACTAGTACCAACTGCTAACCAAAAGGAACCATTATAATCAATTGAACTAGTTTTGAAAAGAGGAGGTAAATTATTATTAATTATCCAATTTTTACCATCAATACTTGTATAAAATTTATTTTCTCCATAACCATACCATATTGAAGATATAGAATTCCAATATATATAATTAATACCACCATATTGATATATATAATTTACTAATCCTAGATTCCAGTTAATTCCGTCGGTTGACCAAGAAAATGAATTATAATTATTAATATCTAATCCTCCTGCAACCCAAATTTTTCCATTGTAACCTAAAACTTTAAAAATAGTATCAGGAATTGATGATTTATTCCATGTACTTCCATTGTTCGTTGAATAAATAAATAAACTTGGAGTTGGAAAAGATGTTTGAAATTTATTTCCTAAAGCAACAATAATTGAATCATTACTAGACAAAGCATCTACTTTACCTCCAACATAAGGTTGCGAACCTGATATATCTATATTGAAAATATTATTAATAGAAGTATTTAATATCCAATTTATACCATCTGTTGAAGTTTGTAAATATGATGAACCATTACGACCACCTGCAAAAAAGGTTGAATTAGAATATGTTATAGTATTTATAGGATTCAAATAAACCTCATTCATATCAGTCTCATTCCAATTTGTATAATCATCAGAATAATAAATTCCATATCCACCAGTTACTATAGCTTTACCAAATAAATTAACTAAATTAGATGTTAAAGTTAATATTTGTCCTTCATATACTTTATTATCGTGTAAATATATTTTTGAATCCTTATTATTATATACAGCCGGAACATTTCCTGAATTAAATTCTAATAAATAAATATATTGACCTATTTCATTACCATTACTATCTAGTGTCTCAATATAACCATCGTATCTAATATCTAGTGGATCAAAGGTTTTTAAAATACATAATTGATTATTATCAGGTTTATCTAATATAGTTTCAATTATAATTTGTTTAAATACGAAAGTACCTGTTATTGGTAAATTAGTTATAATTCGAATTATTTGATTACCTAAACTAAAGTTACTAATGTCAACATAATTATCATTTATTAAGTAATAATATTTGGAATCAAATACAAAATTATCAGGAAATAAAAAGGTCAATACTCCGCTATTATAATTATAACTACTTATATCCCAGTAATTTATTACTCCACCAAATGTATTATAATATAATTCTTCTTCTCCAATATATATATTACTAATAAATTGTGTTAAATTTGTTGAACTAATTACATCTATCGAAGGTGTAATAGAAAATTCATTTATATTATTTACAAAATTTAAAATAAAAGACCCATCATCGGTTGTTCTGTTATAAGATGAATCAAAATATATAAAGCAACTAGTTTTATTATTTATTGGTGGGGAATACTTAAATTGATATAAAAACGAATTTTCTTTAGTCATACTTTGAATTGGTTCGGGAGGAAATTCTCCTATTTTAGAATATTGAACTATATTTTGGAATGGTATAGAAATATTACTTGCATCCATTAGTAATTGCATTGAACTATCACCTAAAAATGTTATATCATTTATTCTTATTGAATTATTTATTAAAAAGTTTTTAGGAACATTTTTCAAATCATAAAAATAAGTATAATTAACTAAAGGTTCAACTAATGTTATTTGATACAAAATTAAATTATTATAAGTTATTGTAGTAGGTTTAATTGTTATTATTAACTTTGTATTACTAAAGTTTGAAACTACTCCAGATATAGTTAATGTTCTTCCACTTATTGATAATACTTTTATAAATTTACCATTGTTAGAAAAATACAAAGTATAATCTAATGAACTAGCATTAAATGTTTGATTTAATTTTAATAATTTAATATTAGTATTACCACCAGAAATATCAAAAGAATCTATTCCAACAATCACTTCTGCTTGAATAAATGATGTTAATATATCAATGTATTCTGGAAATATCAAATAATTTATATAAGAATTTGTAATTATATTACCACTAGCATCAAATGTATTCAATGTTATATTGTTATATTTATCATAAGATGTAAGGTTCATTGTTTTGTATTTAATTGAAGTAAATAAGCTAAAATTTAATATTGATAAATCAGTTGAAGAAATATCTAAACTATATACATAACCAATCATGTTAGTTGAAGATATATCAAAGGTTTTATATGCCAATATACTAAATTGATGATTAGTATCTAAGTTTTCTTTAGATAAAAATTCAATTTGGTTATTAAATACTAATGGATTATCAACTGATTTTTCATTTAACATTTCTTCTCCTTCTAGAAATTCTATTTTATAAATTGTTTCATTTTGAAAAACTTCATCCGTTAAAAATATTCTATAAGGATATAAACCACTAGAAATATCAATTGAATAATTTAAATCATAGGGAATATTTAAATATAATAATTCTGATGTTGGATTAGATGGATAACTATATTCAAAATAAACATTATCATAACCAGTATTATATGTTATATTATTACTTATCAAGTCTAATCCTAAT